TACTAATCATAATACAGTTCGCAACTTAAAACTTGTAGCTGTTGATTGTGTTGCTGATCCATCATATTCTAGTGCTTTTGTTAATGGCATTTTAGAGTCTAAGCAATATGTATTGGCACAAGATGGTAGCTACGAAGAGATTTACGATAAGTTTGAAGAATCAATTAAAACCCTCCCGAGAAAGGACGTTGACATGTATTTACGTAAGAGGTTTATGAATTTTATTAAGAATCTTTAAAATTACCTATAAATAATATTATGTCACAAGAAAGANAGAGTGNNAAANCTACTAAAANCAAGATAGCTAATTTTATATCAGCTATTTCTGATAAAAATTACGCTTCAGCCCATAAATATTTACAAGGCGCTGTTGAGGATAAAATTGAAACAAGAATCAATAACGCAACCGAAAAACCACTTTTCTAATATGAGCGAAAAAACATTACTACCAGAAAGCGTCACCGAAGTTCTTACAGAAGAGTCTATTGATACTATCGAGTCTGCCCTCAAAGATAAAGTCACGTTATCCGTAGAAGCAGCTTTAACTCAACAAGACGAACTGTATGCTGAAAAACTACAAGAATTAGTAGGTGCAATTGATAAAGATCATACTTCCAAGCTCGAGAGAGTAGTTGAAGCTGTCGATCGTAACAATGCAGAAAAATTAATTACTGTTATTAACAAATACGAAAAAGAGATTAACTCTAGTGCTTCTACTTTCAAAGAGAGTTTAGTTGAGTCTATTTCTGATTACTTAGAAGAGTATATAGAGGAGTCAATTCCTGCAGATGCTATTTTAGAAGCTACTCAGAATAAGACAGCAATGCACGTCTTATCTAATCTTCGTCAAGTACTTGCTGTTGACTCTTCACTTATGAGTGAGTCGGTTAAGGTTGCTGTTATGGATGGCAAGACACAGATTGATTCATTAAGTGAGAAGCTTAACACTGTCGAAAAGGAGAACAAAATCCTTAAAGAAGCTTACAATAAGACAAGAGCTGATTTACTTATCGAATCAAAGACCGGTAAACTTTCTGATAAGAAAGCGGAATACTTACGTAAGGTACTTAGTGATAAGGCACCTAAATTTATTGAGGAAAACTTCGAATACACTGCCAAACTCTTTGATAAGAAAGAGAAGGAGAGAATCGATGTTATTAAAGAGGAAGCCTTTACAAAGCGCACAGTTAAAGCTGATGCACCTAAACTTGTAGAGGAAAAGATTGATACGTCAACTTCAAACCCGTATTTAGCTGAGCTAAATCGTATGAAGTAGAATTTCACCCTGAACAATGAGGCATTCGATGCCTGAATATCTTGGAGCTTGACTCCATGAAGGTCGAAAAAAATAGAAAGAAATAATAAAATTATGAATAAACCACAATCATTTATAGATAGAAACAGAGCTGACTCACTTCTTGAGAAGTGGGCTCCAGTTCTTGAATATTCTTCTGATAGCGTTAAGCCTATCACGGACGATACTACTCGCTTAAATACTGCTATTCTTCTTGAGAATCAAGAAAAATGGTGTATCGAAGAGAGTAATTCAACAGGTGGTGGATCACTTGGTGGAGCTGCACAGGGAGGAACAATCTTCAACCCTGCAAGTCAGTCTTCTTCCGGTGATACATACGCACCTGCGGATGCACGTCTCCCGAAAGTCTTAATCCCGATGATTCGTCGTACGTTCCCTGAGCTTATTACTAATGAGATTGTAGGCGTTCAGCCAATGTCAGGTCCTGTTGGACTTGCATTTGCTTTGCGTTATGCATACCAATCCGATGATCTTGGATCCGGTATTGACGGCGGCGCTTCTGGCGGCGGCGGCGGTAACGGACTTGGTGACACTTACCAAGGATCAGCCGGACTTAATGCAGATGAACTTGGATATCAATTACTTGATACCCGCTTTACTGGTACATCCTCTGCACAACTCACTGGTAACGCTGATTGGTCCTTTGCAACAGAAGATAGGGGTACTGCCCAGATCCTCTCTGCATTTGAGATCACCGGTAACATCCCACAGGTCGAAGTCAAATTCGAGAAGACAGCTGTTGAAGCTGGAACTCGTAGACTTGGTGCCCGTTGGTCTGTTGAGCTCGAGCAAGACCTCAAGAACATGAACGGAATTGATATCGATTCTGAGATCACAAACGCTATGTCGTATGAGATCCAGGCAGAGATTGACCGTGAAATGCTCATGAGAATGATCCAATCTGCCCTTAATGGGTCCAGCGGACAAGGATACTCCTTCTGGAGTCCTGCATCTGCTGATGGACGCTGGCTCGTAGAACGTAACCGCGACTTCTATCAGAAACTTATTATCGAAGCTAATCGTATTGCCGTTCGTAACAGACGTGGTGCTGCCAACTTTGTAGTTGCAACACCAAAAGTTTGCGCTATCCTTGAGATGCTCCCTGAATTCCAGTGGGTACCTGTACAGGGTGACGTTAACACACAGCCTGTTGGAATCGCTAAGATCGGTTCGCTCGGTGGAAGATTTAGTGTTTACCGTGATACCCGTACTGAAGTACAACGTGGAGGCTTTGGCCAAAACTACTCTGGTACGACATCGATTGAATATGCTCTCCTTGGTTACAAGGGACCAGAATTCTACGATACCGGTATCATCTATTGCCCTTACATTCCAGTAATGGTTCAGAGAACTATTGGTCCGAACGACTTCGCCCCGCGCGTTGGTCTTCTGACTCGATATGGTGTCGTTGATAACATCTTCGGTGCTGACCTCTATTACCATGTTGTAATTGTTCAGGGTCTTGGTGAAGCGTTTACACCTGCATCGCAGTCTGTATACTTCTAAGATTAAGTTCAAAGAGAATAAAACTGAACAGTGGGGTGAAAGCCTCACTGTTCTTTTTTGTCTTATAGACTAAATAATTGTATGAAGTTCTTAAGACTTATAGAAGCATTTAAAGAAACCGTTACATCAGCAGAGAAGTTATTTCTCAAGTTTGTTGATAAAAGAAAGCATGGAGCTGCTAAAATAGCAGAGACCAGTAAACGTAAAGGTGGTTACGCATTACCAACCTTCTATCACTTTAATGCTAAAGCTAGACCGTACGCTGAGTGCAGTAACCACTATGATGATATAAAGTTCATAGAAAAGAAAGGCGATGAGATATACAAGAAGCTCACGGGTTGGAGAGATATGTCTCAAAAGCAATTTCAAGAAGAAATGGGTAAATTAGAAGTATATGGTGAAGTTTATATACGTAAAATTAAGCCCAATTCAATAAAAATAGATTAATATGCATAAATATTAGTATGAAGAAGTTTACAAATATCACTTTAGCGTCTGGTAAATCTGCCGCAGAGCCAGAGCAAGGCTTAAAACGTCTAGAAGCATATTACGTTACAGGTAGTAGTTATGGAATCGGTACTGCAGCAGATGATAGTACAGTTAATACTGATTATTATGTAGTTTGGAATTTATGGCCTACAATGTCTGGTGCTGATACAAACTACACTAATGATGTAAGTATTACACCTTTATCAAGTATTGGTATTAATACATTAACAGTTAGAGCCAAGAACGGCGCGACCGTCACAGGTGCTAGCGCCGCGTTAGATTGTGTTATTATACGAAGAGAAGATAGAAAAGCTGTACATTTAATAATTGAAGGTGAGACAGCTTCTAACTACAGAGATGGTATTAAAGCTTCTTATATTACAGGAGCAACTACAACCATAACAGAGCTTGATCGTGAAATTGATGGTCCATGGACACCAGAATTAGCAAGACTTGCTACACTTGGATATCTATAGTATAACTTAAACTTAAAACAAAAAAGCCGAGCTTAAGCTCGGCTTTTTTTATTGTCTACTGAAACTCTTTTAATCCCAAGGTAGAGCACATAACCCCTGAGTAGTGGATGGTTGTATCTCAGCTACTCTAGATGTTAGCTCTGCGAATCTAGATTCGTATAACCAGGATGACTTAACAAAATTAACACACTCAACCTCAGTAAGATCTTGAAATGCCGTATAAGAAGATAGTACTGGAGGTCCTATAGGGTATTCTTCATCTTGGATAAACACATGCCCACGCGTACCTCGAAACTGACCAGCACTAGATGTATCATAACCTGACATAGAAGCCATAATTGAAGTAACTACATCAGCCTCACCAGATAGTGAATACTCTACTGTTAACCGATTGATCCAGATATTATATTCTAAGGCCATATAACATATTTATAGCTGTTGGTAGTTATAATCAAATGTTTTTATATCCTCTGCAAAATGCTTTGCTACCAAATCAATAGACTCTTGATTATATACTTGGGTGTATGGCGTATCATATCGCTGAGCGTTCTCTCGCCCTCTAAACACTCTCTTCATTCCTAACTCACGAGCTAGTGGTACTATTTCATCATCTAACTCTTCCATCTTAATTATCCTATCTACTCTGTAATTTTCATCATCATTAGACTTAAACCAATTTAGTTGGTTATTAAATACATAACGCCAAAGATTTAAGCCCTTACGTGTTATACTTCTATCATAATCATCCGAATAAGTCCACTGTATCCATTTATTAAAATCTTTATCGATATCTTTATCACCAGAAAAATATTCTTTATACTGAAGTTGACCGAAAAATTTCCATGTTGAATATAGCTTAGACCATGGATTTCTCACTAATGAAATAGTATACAATTTACTTGTATCGACACTTTCATCTTTACATCTTCTGTATAAATCAGCAAGAGGTACGTGTTTAGGATCAGAAGGCTCATCCCATTCTGTTTCAAAACTTTCTTTTAAATTTTTTCTTAAATATGTACCAGCTGTTTTAGGTATATGAATAAACAATATTCTTTTATCTGCTAACAACGCCATAAT